TTATTAACTAAAACTTTATCTATGAAAGAAAAAATTATTGAACTGGTTTACAACTTGGCTTCTCGCCCTGCTTGGGTTACGAAGAAAGACATTAATGCCTTATGTGATGGTACTTATTTGGACATTATTATGTTCGGTGACTATCACATTACACTAAACTTTGATGTGCCTATGGATGATTCCGCTTTTTGTGACGGTGGTGGTGCTTATGGTAAGAAGGATTTAGAGTATGCTGTTGAAATTATGGACAACAGAAAAGAGATTCTTTCTATTGCAGAAGAGTGGTTTAATATTGTTAGGGAGGCAGAATAGTATGTGGAAAAAGTCAGAAAATAAACCTACGGTCAATAAATCTATTGTTTATATAACTAACAATTGGAAAATGGGAGTTCTAAACCCATCAAAAGTAAATGGGTGGGAAAGTTGGGAGTTTCACTATGCAAGTAAGTACAATATCAGTTATTGGGCTTATCAGTATGAGTTGATTGAATATTTCAGAGACGATTTACCATTTTAGCACCATCAAAAGTCCTTTCTGTTGCAAGGAAGGCAAAAAGATTTACAGGTTGTCAACACCCCTGAACAAATTGCTGAGTTTATGCTTTTATTTTTATTTTTATTTTTATTTTATTGTTATGTGGGGCAGGGTCTGTCGTGAGATACACCCTGCTTTTTTATTTGCATAAAAGATTTTTATTTATTAACTTTGCAGAAACTTTAAATAAAACAACTATGGCAACATTTGAAATTAAGGATGCCAAGAAGCAGATAATTCTGTATAAGGGCAAGGAGTACAAAGTCGTTGTTCACTGGTCTGGAAAAAACTTTTGGCTAGTTGATACACAGACACAAGAAAAGATTGTTAGATGGGATTACACCAAGTACAGTCTATATTCTGTTCATGTAGCTGATACAGGCAACTACACAACCGCACATTTCATGGATGCTGATATAGCTGTTAAGGTATATGATGCTTATGTAGAGTATTACAAGAAACTTGCAGAAGTCAAATCCTCCAATTTTAAGATTAAGGTAAAAGAAGAGAAGTACAGCAAATCAGATTTGAAGGTGTTTGGCGAACCCCACAAGGATTGTATCATAGATATAACCACACCTATGTACAATAGGAATATTAGTTTGAGTTGTTCAAGTTTTAAGATATGATACCGATTAGAAGAACTATGATTGACGGCCTCAAAAGAGGTGAGGTGTCAGCAGAAGAAGTAAAGAACCACCTGATGCTTAACTACAACATCAGCGAAATCCTTGACTTCTGTGTAGAACTCTTATCCAAATACGAAGAGACAACAAAGATTCCAATCAGTAGAGAGGATTTTGAAGCACACTTCAGATTTATTGGTTTGAAAGAGGATGGAACGGTAGAAAAACGTGGACGTAAACCCAAAGAAATTGAACAACCGTTGTAGCCGATTTTGATAGGCTTATTTTGGCTACACTTGGCTTATGAAATAACGGCTTAAAAAGCCCTACTGGTAGCGTTTAAAGAGGTTCCTGCGTCCTTCTAATGGGCGCCTGTGGAAACAACTGGATTCGACCAGTGACATAGAAGCCATTATAAATAAGAAAGAAAGCCATAGGCTAAAAAAAGAGGCTACACATAAATAACCCCCAATTATGTGTAGAACTACATTCGATTACGCTTTCTATTGCAGAGCGTCAAAAGCTGGCAAAAAAGGCACAGCACCAGTTGAATTAAGTATCAGTATCAACGGTACTAGGAAATTCATTAACCTACCTCTTAAAGTCAATCCTGCTGACTTTAATAGGAAAAGGAAGCCTCAGCACATAGAGGACTATCTTGCAAGTCAGAGACGGTTGATTGATATGGCTGTAGTTGACTTATCCAAGCAGGGTCAGCCACTCACTCACCAGAACCTACGGGAATATCTACAATCAGGTGGTATCAAATCCTACACCATAGAAGACTGGCAGAACGATTTCTTCCGTATGCTGAAAAAGAAGCGTGGCAAGGAAATGACTGAACCACACTATAAGAGATATGAGTATGTACAGAACCTACTGTACCAGTATATCAACACTAAGGACGAACTGAACAAGATAACTCCGTTACTTATGGATGAAATCTATTCTGATTTGAAATCCAAGTATGAACTATCAACCGCTTGTGGCTATATCACCAAAATAAAAAGAATGGTAAGATTTGCCATTGATAATGGTAAGCTATCTATTAACCCATTCCAGTCAATAAAGATAAGCAAAGGGGAAAAACCTATTACATACCTAACCCAATATGAGATAGACAAACTGGAAGCCCTACACCAAGTATTAACCAATAAAACACTCATAGGGGTACTTGATGTATTCTTGTTTGGTTGCTATAGTGGATTGTCTTATATTGACATGAAGGAACTACTGCCAAAAGATATTAAGTATGCTCCTAATGGGGTCGCATACATAGAAAAGAAGCGTCATAAGACAGGAAGGATATTTACCTCTGTGTTGATGCCACAGGCATTAATAATCCTGCAAAAATATGACTACACCCTACCAGTAATCACCAACCAAAAGACAAATGAATACCTGAAACAACTTGGAGCTATGGCCCAGATTGAACAATCACTACATGTACATTTAAGCCGTCATACTTACGCTTGTTCACTATTGAACGCTGGTGTCCGTGCTGAGACTGTGGCAAAGTGTCTGGGTGATACACTCCAAATCTGTCTTAAACACTATGCGAAACTTATTACCTCAACCGTAGTTGATGAAGTGAAAGAAGTTATTTGATTCCAATCGAGACTTTTCCCTATATAGGACTGTTCGATTATCGGACAATTGTGTTTGGCAAGGAAACAGAACCTAAACCATTCAAGTGGCTATCAATCAAATTGGTAGCCATTTTTTCTTTACTTAATTGTCACACTTTGTTATATTATATGTGACTTTTTTGAAATAACTGACTATTTATTATTGTATGGAAAACAAAGATTTTATTAAACAGGAAGACGGGAAAGCGAGAACTTGGTTGGATGCCAACTTCTTCCCCAAAAAAAGAAAGTGCATACCACAGTTGGAATGAACACCAGACCAGTTCAATCCATTTGATGCAAAGTTCACAGCCAACACATACGAAGAATACCTGCTTGAACTGAAAACACGCCACAAACTATCAACAGATTATAGTGGCCAAACATTCATTGAAGCAGATAAGTTTAATTCGATGTGAGAACATAAAGGCGAAGTGGCTTTGCTTATTTTGTTTCAGGACTGCATATGTTATTTCCCTCCCTCAAAATTGTTTGATGCTTTCAGTGGTATAGGAGTAGGTTGGAATTGTCCTGATGAAATGCATCCATCAACAACGAAGAAATGAGGATACAGGACCAAAGCAGTTGCTTATTTTGACACAAATAAAGCCGTTAAATTCAATTACGATGACTATGGAGGAAAACCAGACTTTATCTAATGCCCAAATAGTGGATAGACTTGCCAAGGAACGGGTTGTTGAAGAGATATGCCGTAAGATTACCAAGGGAAAGGATAGCGATACCTTAAAAGACTTATGCCAAGAGATATATATGCAGTTACTGGAAAGTGATAAGACACAAGGTTTGTATGAGCGTGGTGAGATTAAGTTCTGAATAAGCAGGGTTTTGATGAACAATATATGCAGCAATACCAGTCCCTATTACAGAACATATATATACCCTATAAATAGGACTAACGATATACCAATTGGAAATGAAGCAGACGATAAAGATAACACCACAGGAGATTAGGGCAATAGACAAGCAGTATAAATACCAGTTTGATATGATGGCTGACGATTTAGAGGCACAAAAAGCAAAGTGAGCTTTACAGCAATTGGAAATACCAGACCGTATCATATTTGAGTTGTATTGCGAGTATCAGTCTTCCAGAAAGGTTGGTGCAATCCTAGGTGTTACCCACAATATAGTTCTACGTGAGGTTCGTAGAATACGGGCAGAGTTATTAGATATAATGAGCAAATACAAGGAATAACTTGGTAATCAGGAAGAAAACCACTATATTTAGAAATATGGAAGAATGGAAAGATATTAAAGGTTTCGAAGGACTTTATCAAGTTAGTACGCTTGGTAGAGTTAGGTCACTTGACCGTTATGTAAAAGCAAAAAGTGCTTCTTTAAAGTTGATTAAAGGGTGCATTATTAAAACATGGATTAATCGTTGTGGTTATGTGCAAGTGCATCTATGTAAAAATAGTCATACAAAACCGCATCTTGTACATAGGTTAGTGGCAGAAGCGTTCATATCTAATCCCAATAATTATCCTTGCGTCAATCACAAATCAGAAAAGAAGACAGAGAATAATGTTGAGAACCTTGAATGGTGTACTTATAGTTACAATACTAAATTTGGTACGTGTCCAGAAAGAAGAAGTAAATCGTTAAGCGGAGAAAATAATCCACAGTATGGTAAACATCATTCAGAAGAAAGAAAAAGAAAAATAGCACAATCAGTAAAAGAAACATTAGCACTTAAAAGAAATAATACAACAATATAATTATTATCAAAATGGACTTACTTATCATAACAGCAATAATCGTATTTGTCACTGATTTGACAGATTTCCCAACAACTATCAAAAAGGTTATATGAAAGATAGCATGAAAGAATAGGCCGTATAAGGAATACTCTTTTCATTTGCTAGATTGCTCACTATGTCAATCGTGGTGGGCTTGTCTTCTTTATATCATAGTCACAGGAAACTTTACCATACCCTATATTGGGTTATGCATATTAATGGCTTATTTAACGCCTATCATAAAAGACATTCTATTATTTGCAAAAGACTTAATAACAAAGTGCTTCGATGAGTTATATGAGCACTTTCAGATGTAAAATTATATTTATTCAAAATGGAAAGATTTACACAAAAACAAATGGATGTTCTCTCACAGTTTGAGAGCAACTTTTACACAGCGATACATGCTGGTTATAGCAGGAACATTACTGGAGAGAAGATACATATAATGGAGGAAATTAGTGGCCTCAAATGCAGCAATAGAAGTTGTACCCACTGTGTGTTGATGTTCCTTAAGACAATCGGAGAAAAGTATTTCCACACCAAGGAAAATCCGATTATGGTACAAAGGGAAACTGAACCCGAAGGATTCCCACCTAAACTACCATCCACTATAGATGAGTTAGCAGAGTATATGACCAATATGCCACAGGAATCCAAGGATATGATAAATAAATTAGTCACAGATATTGAACAAGATGGCAAAAAGAAAAGAGGAAGACCAAGAAAACAAGGGGATATTTAAATATCTTACCCCAGAGGAAATTGATAAGGCTATGATAACCCGTATCAATGAGCACCGCAATATCAAAGGCCAAAAGAATAAAGAATGGCAAGAGGATGAATTGATGATGCGTAGGCAGGTTATTATTGACTATATGTCCCAAGGACTATCAAGGCGCAGAATCGTTGAACACCTATGTGACCGTTGGCAAATCAATCTAAGGACAGCAGATGTCTATTATGTTGACGCAATAAGATTTCTTGCAAAAGACAGTGAGAAGTTTGTTGACTTCAACAGAGACAAAATGGTAGAGCGTCTGGAGTACATTATGACTGAGGCAATAGAAAGTGGCAACTATCGTGAAGCTGTTATGGCTTGCCAAGAGTTGGATAAGATTCTGGGCCTACAATCAGAGACAAAGAAAATTGAAATAAAAGAATTGCAGACAACATTCAAGTTCGGTGAGTAATATACTTGAAAAGACACCATCATTAGTAACCTTCGTAGGTTATAAACCCAAACCTTGGCAAATGGCAGTGCATAATGCTATGAAGCGTTCCAAGGGTACAGGGAAGATGTTTGTTGTCAAGTCCAAACGCCAATTAGGGAAATCCCTGATGTGTGCAAATATATTACTCCAATTTGGCTTAACTTATCGTGCCACTACCAGCATTTTAGTAAGCCCTACGCTTAGTCAAGCCCGTAAGATATATAAGGACATAGTTAATGCTGTCGGTGAGAATAGTGCCATAAAGAAAAAGAATGAGACACTATTGGAAATAACTCTTATCAACAACAGTCAAATTCTTTTCAAGAGTGCTGAACAGAGAGAGGCGTTGAGAGGTTATACGGTAACAGGTATATTGATATTAGATGAGGCAGCTTATTTACCAGACACAATAGCAGAATTAGTTTTGCCTTGGACTACTGTCAAGAATGCACCAGTTCTGGTTGTATCAACACCCAATACAAAAAGTGGTTTATTTTACGGTTGGTTCGTAGAGGGACTGAACCCAACACCAGAAAGTAAGGTCATAACCATAGACTGGAATAACTTTGACACAAGTGAGTTCCTACCCACAGAAAGGGTTGAGCAGTACCGTAAAATAATGCCTAAGGGCCAATTCAGAAGTGAGATTCTTGGTGAGTTTGTAGATGAAGGTTCTGGTGTATTCACTTTGCTTTCAGACACATTTACGAGCACAGCCACAATAGAGAAAGAAGTTTACATAGGTATTGACTTCGCCAATGGCGATGGAGGCGATTACACAGTTGTATCAGGATTCAACGATAAAGGAGAGCAGTGCCTTTTACAATATACCAACACCCTCACTCCTATCCAACAAGTAGAATGGATTTCAAATATCCTTAAACAGTACGAGAAAGCTATCAAGGGAGTAACGGCTGAGAAAAACAGTATGGGATTGGCTTTTATTGACTTATTGCGTCAAAAGAATCCAACCATAAACATAAGCGAGTTTGTCACCAGCAATACAAGCAAGAGGGAGATTATTGACACTATGGTGGCTGCTATTGGTGAAGGTAGTATGAAACTTTTCAACGACCCAGAACAAAAGAAGGAATACATATGTTACCAGATGGAGATTACCAGAAGTGGTTTGATTACCTATAATGGGTATAGTGCCCACGATGATATTGTAATGGCGAATGCGTTTGCATGGAAAACAAAAACCTCCAATTTTGGAGCATATACAGTTAGTGTAGTATAAATTGATAATTAGATAGTTATGGATTATAAAGATATAATGGTTGGTACATATGTGGACTTGATGGCCACAATTAAGGAACACGAAGGTGAAGAATTGGAGTTGCATGTTAAACTTATATCAATAGTATATGGGTTGGATGAAAACCAAGTGCTTGACCTACCCCTATCAAAATTCGAAGAGTATGAGCGTGAGTTGGCTTTTCTTTATCGCAAACCAAAGATAACAGGAAAGATACCTAACAAAATAGTGTTGAATGGTAGGAAGTATGAGGTGGTTAAGAACGCAAAGAAACTAACAGCAAGCCAGTACATAGATTACCAATCCTACTTGAAACTTGAAGACCCAGATTCTCATATAGCACAAGTCCTATCTGTGTTCCTTGTTCCTGAAGGTGAGAAGTACGGCAATTATGATATTGAGCAAGTGGTTGATGAAATATCGAATTACTTATCAATACAGACGGCCTTGGATGTCTGCTTTTTTTTTCGCAAGAAATATCTGCGCTCAATAAGGAATACAATACTTTACTTGGAGGTGCTGATGAAGATGATGAAGAGAAAGGCAAAGAAAAATCCGCTGATGATGGAGAAGGTGAAGGAGATAGAGAAGAATCTGACGATAATGAGAGAAGCGGTTTTGTATCTAAATGAGGCTGGTACTATATCGTAAACCAGATAGCCGATTTAGTACACGAATCTTGAGGTGAGGTTATGGAATATGGCATAATAGAGTTC